AGGCCAGGGAGATTTGATCGTGATAGATACTCACCCCAGCACCACCGATGACGTGGCGCACTTGCAGGTAGTAGGTGGACCCCGCCACCAGGGTGAAAGGTGTGTTGAGGAGCTGCGCGCCGGTGCCGAACAGTAGATAGGTGTTAGACTGCAGCGTCCCCCACGCGGCGGCCGAGAGGTTGCCATAGGTGGCGATGGGTAACAGCACAGCCTCACCAATGGCCGCATTCAGCTGCCCGAGGCTGACCGCCTCGTCGCTGTTGCCCGCATCCCCGACGCGCACCGGGCCATCAAAGCCCTGTCCACCTGTGTGAGGTGTTGGTAGCTTGCTGAACCCTTGCGCGATGGCGTTGAACTCCGCCTCCATCGCCAGCCCGTCGGCGAGGTCGCCCGGGTTCATTTCCGATAGGCGCTCGTAATACTCGTTAGCCACGCTTGTGCCTCCTGGGGATATACTCAACCGTCATGCCGGTGATGCTGAAATTAGGTTCTGAGTTGGAACGGCCTGACAAGGCCAAACTCAGCGCGGTGCCGGTGCCGTCCAATGGGATCACGCGGCTCGACGCCTCGGTTTCTGACATCCAGTAGAAGTTGTTCCAGTTGGAGTAGTTCCAGATCCCGCTGCCGCTGGCGTCGATGTGGATGTCGTGCCTCTCCGAGGTGATGCCTGGGCGGTAGTCAAGCGACCATGCCAGTCGCGCATCGAAGCGCCCCTGCACGGAATGCTCGAACTCCACCCCGCGCCACGACTTGCGCACCTGCGGCGATCCGAAGTGGGCATATGCAAGGCGGAGTAGCCAGTTGATACTGCCCCCGTCAAAGCTGGTCGCGTCATCGTCCAGCTCGAAGACATAACCCTCGGCGTTGGCCAGGATGAAAAACTGGCGCTCGGCGAGTTCGTCATAGTGCCACACATCCAGTACGGGCGAGCCGTAGGAAACCTCGGTCGCCTCGATGGCGCCATCGGCATTGATCTTGATGGCCAGATTGCGGCCGGAGCTGGAGTAGAGCCGATACTGGTTTGATGCAGCAACCTGGGATGAGCCCACCCAGTTGAACTGCTCGATAACGGGCTGGATCTTCTCGCTCGGGTCGAGCAGGTTCAGACTGAAATCGCCATACTCCTGTACCCGATCCAGTCGCACCAACCCGCGCTCCGACAACCCTACCGGGATGAAGGTAGATTGCAGAGTGCCGGCCAGGATCCCGACCGACTCCGAGATCACCTTCTGCTGCCAGTCGGTCGGAGATGTCCCGTACAGGGCGACCGTCCGATTTCGACAGGTCACAAGCAGTACGCCGCCCGCAGTGGTGGTGATGCCGGTGATCTCGTCCCCCACGGCGAACTGTTCCGCACCCAACAGACCAGACCACGACAGCGGATTGCTGGGGCCGGAGTGGATGTAGAAACCGCCCTTGTAGGCGAGGAATAGGTGATCCGCATGCGCCTCCACCATGCTCGGCATGTCGTTGGCGTCGGCACCATTGGCGATCAACGGGACCATGCGCCCATCTTCCCGCAACTCGATAGCCCGCTGCACGCCAGAGGCCAGATAGGCGCGGCGCATCGACGGGTCGCCGAAGAAGTTGAACACGCAGGTGTCATACTTCCCTTCTGCCTTGAGCGTCATATCAGACACTGCCTGCACCTCGGCGAAGGCTGCCAGTTTGTACAAAGTGATAGAGGTGTTGCTGGGCACGGCCTTGCCGTGGGGGTTGCTCAGGATCAGGGTGTGGATGGTTCCAGTCTTGAGCAGGTAGCTGACTACCTTGAACCAGGTTGTGCCAACCAGCGCATACCAGCCAGCCGCATCCGCTGCCGCGATGGTGCCGCCGCCAAGCTGGTTGGTGGCAGTGTCCGCCGTAGGAGTGACCCCACTGGTCAGGGCGCCAGAGAGCGTCATGGCGTTGGTGGAAACAGGGGTGCTGCGCAGGATGTCACCAAACACCACGGTCTGGCCGTTCGGCACTGTGCAGGTACCAACATCCCCCGCCGCCGCCAACTGGGCAACCACGTCCACAACCGTGCCGCTGGAGTGCTTGACCAATTGCATGTCGCCGTCGTCCAGCCCGTATCCGTCGCGGATCAGGAACTGCTTACCCATGGCGCCGACAGCCTGCCAACCGGTGTCCGTGGCCTTGAACAGGGCAGCCGTGCTCACACTCTGATCGCGGATGGCGAACACAGAATTGCTCAGGGCCACCACGCAGCGCACCGGCCCGATACCTGGCACCGCCCCGATGAAAGTGCGGCGCCAGTCGGCGGCCCTGGCTGCGGCAATAATGGCATCGTTCATCTGCCGCGCAGCTCGGGAAGGAGCGTGCGTCAGGGTGAATACCTGCCCGCCGATAGTGAACGTGTCCCCAATAGCCAGCGATGGGGTCGTCAGTGCACCGATGAAGGCATCACCGCCGCTGGTGTGCAGCAGGACGCCTGCCCCCCCAGGCCATGTGACCGCAGGGAACCCGGTTGCCGCGGGGAAGACCAGAGAACCATTCGTGCGGAACAGGTAGTAGCCCTTGGTCTGGGACGGGCGCGGGTGGCCATCGAAGCGGTCATACCCAAGGGTGCGGCGATAACCTTGGGTTGGCGCCGGCTCAACGTTGATTGCCGAAATGGCAAATCCTGGGTTTCGGCCAATGGGAGGGGTGGCGAAATCCAGCCCGCCGCCAAGCAACACGGTTTGGAATTGACGAGGAGGCAGGCTCACCACTCCACCCCGCCAGATGAAAAGCTCAGTGACTGCGGCACATAACGCTTAACCAAGAGGCCGTGCCAAGTAGCGAACTCCCCTTCACCGCGCACAATAAGCTCCTCGGCCAGCTCCGTTACCGCCATCTGTCGCAGGGCATTCCACACAATCACGATGTGATAAGCCTCATCGATAAACGGGAGGTCAGCATCAGCTGATAGCAATTGCAATGGAGTGACTGGGTCGCTTGAAAGCCAAGCCCAATCCTTTCGACTCAATTGCAACTTAACCCAGGATTCGCGAATGGCGTCCACGTACCGCTGAGCTCGCCCTGACTGACCAATGACAGTATCAGGGCCGCTGCCGAGATCCTGGCACTCGGCCCGCAGCCGCTGGCACAACTCGAGGAAGGTCATGATTAGCCGACCAGGCTGACCGGGTAGGACTGCACGGTGCGAGGGATGAGGGAACCGTCGTCGTGCTGCTCGTAGCGCATCTCGGTGGCCTGCATCAGCACCTGGTAAACGGGCTCCGGCACCTCGGCCACGGTTTCGCGCTTGATGATGTATGCGACGCCATTGACGGAGGCGTACACATCATCATTGCCGCGACTTTGGGGGTCGCGGGAAATGCGAATCTTGACGCGCTTGGCTTCGTTGATTTCGCGCTGTTCGATGGTGGGGGCTCCGGTAATCGCTTCTGCGCTCGGGGCGGTGCTTGCGTCACGGTTGACGCCGTTCGCCTGCTCTTGCTCGATGATCTCGGCAACCAGCTTGTCACGGCTGGTATTGGCAGCTTTGTCGATGCCGAAGTTATCGGACAGGTATTTGCGCAAATCGGCAGGCGATGCGTTATTGAGGTCGATCAATTTCATGGTGTTTGTCTCCAGAAAAAGAAAAAGGCCCGCCCAGTGCGGGCCTGTTATGGGTGGCGTATTAGAGGGCGGTAACCGCAACCTCGATACGGGTCATCCACAGCTCGTTGAGGCGAACTGCGGCAAACCAGCTTTTCCAGGAGGCAGAGCCACGCTGACCGAGCGGGTCACCACCGCGCGGGGTGTTGGGGTTCAGGATCATCGGCACGATGGAACCCGGGCCGCCGTTGCCCTTGAGCGGGACGATGCCAAAGCTGTTCTGGCTCAGCACCACCATGGGGTACACGTCAGCGCTGGTACCGCCAGTGGACACCATGGTGCCCTTGGCGCCGCCTGCATCCGGCAGAGAGGTCAGCACTGGGGAGAGCACGAAGCGGAACTCTTCCACAGACCCGATCTCTTCCGGGCAAAGCGGCTGACGGGTGCCGTACTCGGCAACCGACTTGAAGCCAGCCAAGCCGCGGATGTCGGAGTCGCAGTCGGTGTGCGCAACCACCACGAAGGCGGCCTCGACCGGCTTGGTGCCAACGCTGACGGATGCAGCCAGGATCTTGGTGATCTTCTTGGCGCGCTGCTTCTTGAGCGAACGGGAGGCCAGGCGCAGCTTGTTGAGGCTGATCGCGGTGTTCACGCCGTTACGGGCGGTGCCGTTGGCGTAAATTACGCTGGTGCCACCAGAGATGACGCCCCAGGTCAGCACTTCGAACGTCTCTGCGGCCTGCTCGCCCAGCAGCATTTGCACATCCTGCAACACAGGGTCTTCGTGGGTATCGGCGATCACGTCGGTGATCTCGGTCCACGCACCGTACTGCGCCATGCCAACAGTCACATCCTGGTAGGCCATCTTCTGGCTGGACGGGGTAACACCCTCGGCCAGCGGAGTGGTGGCCGCAGCGAAAGGCACAGGGCGGCGGAACTTGACGGTTTGACCCTTGTTCTTGGGCTGCGGCTTGGGGTCACCAAACTTCTGCAGCACCAGGATAGGCTCGGCGTGCTCGAGCATCTTCACTTCGGCAATGATGCCGACACGCGGGGAGATATCCCCGTAGGTAGTAGTAGCCATGACTTATCTCTCCTGAATCAGTATTTGCGCTGCGCCAGCCGCTTATCGGAGTCGGCTGCGGCACGGGCAAAGACAGAGGACTCATCCGCTGTATCAACCGTGGCGCGGCCCTGACTGCCGCCGAGCGGAGCCATATCTGCCAATTTGCGCTGGCGCTGCGCGTTGCGTTGGGCTTGAGCTTGGAGCTGGGTGGACTTGTAGAGGGTCAGCACCACATCGGCGTCTGCTGCGCTGTCAGATTTGGCGATGTTCTGCACGGAGGCTGGCTGCTGGGCGATCCAGGCTTTAAACTCCTGGCTCACAACAACCTTTTCAGCATCGGGGTGCCGACGCATCAACTCGTCAGTCTCGATGGTGATCAGCTCTTCGTGCTGGCGTGCCTGTGCCTGCTCACGCAGTTGGGCAACCGGCTCCTTTACTTGCGAGATTTCGCTGCGCAGCCCATCGCGCAGGGCATCAGCAACGCCTTGCATATGGTCAGCAATGTCGGGGTAATCCTCGCGCATCGCTGCAATGCGGCTTTCCAGGGCGTCGAGCTGGCGGGTGGCGTCCTTACCATCCCCCTTCTTGTCTGCCTGCTGGATGCTGTTGATCTGCTCATTGAACTGGCGCTCTTTCTCGGCAAGTTGCCGCTGTGTAGCGGCATAGCGACCGTTGGCGGAGCGAGCGGCCTGAGCCTCCCGATCCCGGTCAGCTAACAGCGATTGCAGATAGGCGCGCTGCTCGGGGGATGCATCAGCAAACAGGTCATCTTCGGATGCGGCTTGCTGCTCAGCAGCAGAGGCGGCTTCCTGTTGATGCTGTTCATCGTCGCCAGTGGTGGCGCCGGTCTGGTTGTCTCCGTGCTGCTCGTCGTTTTGCGGCTCGCTGGTTGCGGGCTCACCACGCAAACGCGCATCAGCGGCACCAGCAGCCTGTGCGAACACGTCCAGATCGCGGCTATCGGCGGCGTCCTGGTGGGCTTCTGTTGCGGCTTGGTCGTTCAGGTGATCCATGTAAAATCTCCAAAAAAAAGCCCGCACAGGGCGGGCTACAGTGGCTTGCCGGGATTACTCGGCTGGCGTGAAATCTTTGATAAGGCTGTCGAGCAAACGGATCTGGGCTCGGGTGGCCTGGGTCTGTTCGTGTTCCATGTCCTGCTCCAGGTCAGAGCGCAGCTGCTTGAGCTGATCCTGCAGGTGGAGCAAGACGGCATTGGTGTCCTGGCTACGGGTGAGCATGGAACGCCTCGCGCACCAGAGAGCCCACCGGATAGCCTGACTGAACAAGGTTGCCAGCCAGCGCAATACTGCGTTCGATGTGCTCGCGGAGGCGCAGGTGTCGGCTGTGGTTTGCCCACGGATTGAAGGCTACACCGTAGAGCTTGGCCATGGTGGTCACCACGGCGATGTGGACGATGGTCTTTTTCATGCTGCGCGAAACTCCTCTACGGCGGCCAGTCTTGCCGCCAGCATGTCGGCGTACTCTCGCATGGCAACCAACTGGCGCCTCATGCGGTTCTGCTCATCGATTGCGAGAGTTCCAAAAGTATCGGTTGTGATGAATGCATTGAGCTTACTCAACCTATCACACAGCTCAGCGCGCTCTTTTCGCATGCGCTCGATGTGTTGATCGCTCATTGCAACTCTCCAAATTGATAGTCAGGGTCATGCTTCACATCGTCGTGGACATAAACCCTGTTGCCAGAAGCCAGCCCAATAACGACGCCATCTTCCTTCTCTGGCTCGATATCGCGCTGACAAAATGGGCAGTATTTGGCTTCACTCATACCCACCCCAAACAAAAAGCCCGGCACATGGCCGGGCGTAACTTGCTCGCGCCAGAAACGCAAAAACCCGCACAAGGCGGGTTATGAGACTCTGGCAGTCTTAGAGCTATTTTGTGCCACCTGCTGGAAAAGTCAACTATTCCAACCCGTAATTCCCGGTCGGCGGCAGGATCTGCTTCATCTTCACCTCGGCCATGAACTTCTGGGTGTCGTGCGCCTGCTCCTTATCGAGCCTCTCCAGTTCGATCATCAGTCGCTCCTGGCTCATCTGCTTGGCCTGCGCCAGTTTCATCAGCTCGATGCGCTCACGGCGCTGGCTGTCTTCATGCTGCAACTGCATGGTGGCCAGCTTGAACTGGCTGGAGAACTCCAGCTCCATCTGCTTGAGTGACGCCTGCATCTGCGCCATCTGCAGGGCGCCGGCACTCTTCATCTGGGCGAGCTGAGTCTCATGCTCAAACTTGGCCTGAGCCAGCTGCTGCTCCATCTGCATCTTGATGAGCGCAGGATCCTGCTGCCCAGCCTCTTGCTGCTGCTTGATGGCTGCGTCGTACTCTTCCTGGCTGCGCAACACCTTGGCATTGTCGATGTGCATGGACTGGAACAGGGTCTTCATCGCCTCATACGGCTTGAACATCGGCGCAAAGGTAGGGTTCTGGGTGTACTTGTCCAGGATCTGGGTCAGTTGGGCGGTCTGGATCTCCTTGACCAGCAGCGCACTGGTGCCTCTGGCCTGCACCTCGAAATCGCCCTTGATGGCTGCGTCCTCGCCGAACTGCATGTTCCAGTTGTAGAAGCGCCGGATCATGGGCTTGGTGATATTGTCGTCATACTCCTTCACCTGCTGGCGGCGCACGGCGTTGGCGGCGTTCATCAGCATGCTCATGCCACCCAGGGTCGGCGTCACCTGCCCCTGCTCACCCTGGCTTATCATCGGCACCCCGGCCTCACGGTCGAGCAGCGAGAGCGCCAGCTGCAGGATGTTGGCCATGTCACTCTGCCGGCTTTCGAAGTGGAACACCCCAAACGCCTTCTGCACTTCTGCCCACTGCACGTTGGAATCCATCTCCCACACTTTGAACGGCGTGGCTTCCCAGTTTCCATCTACTGGGTTGATAAGTCGCTTGTTCACCACCACCTGCGGCCCGACCGTTTTGGCGGCGTTGTCCAGCATGGCGCGCCAGGCGCTGTTGATGATCCGCTGCGGGTGGCGCATCAGGTACGGCATGGACAGGCCGAAGATGCTGCCCTCGTCCGGTTCGCAGACATAGACGGAGTACGGCCACTCCATGGTATCCATCGGGTTGATGGTCACTTTCAGGATCACGTCACCGGAGAAAATGGCAACACCATCAAACTCGCGCCCCTCCATACCGGTGATGTCCACCCCGGCAACCAGCAGCACCTCGACGGGGATCGGGCCATGATAGGTCCAGACCTCAAACCGGGAGTCTTGGTTGGTTGGATTGAGCCCACACAGGTAACGGATCTGGTCAACGAACTCGGCGTAACGGGTGCGGGTCGAAGACGGGTCTTGCGCCAGCAGCTTTTCTACCTGCTCCGGGATGAAACCCATAGATTCCATATTGAGCAGCCTGCGCAGCTCCTTCTTGGTCATGTACTCCCGCTCGTAGACGAACTCGCAATCGTCCCAACGGGTGGCCCCCATGTCCGGCACGAAGTCCCAAGGCAGCACGCAGCGAGCCCCCGGCTTGAGGTCTTTCACAATCTCAACCGACCACGACCCATCTTGGCCGGGTAGCCACGCCTGCTTGATGGCGCTCTCTACAATGGGGCCCTTGATGATCCCGGTACCTATCTTGGCGGCATAGTGCAGCATCCGGCGCGATTCGGCGTTGTAGTCACAGGCGATCAACTGATCATCAATCGTCTTCTCCATTGCTGTCGCGGCAGCCTGGGCAGCGGCCAGCACCTCTGCAGCCTGCTGAGCCTCGGTCGTTGGCTGTTGCTGCCCATCCATACCCTGCTGCACCCCCTTGGCCAGCATGGAAAGCTTCGGATCCGGCGATGGCGCGACCCCGTAGTTCTTGTCATCGACAGGGAACAGCATATCCCCCATCTGGGCAGCCCATGCGTCGGTCTTCTCGCGGGTGATGTTGACGAAGGCCTGCGACTTCTTGGCCTTCTCCAACTCCTTGATAAAGTCAGGCTCGTACTCCCCGCGGTACTGGCGCAGGTCATCAAGCCAACGCTGTTCGACAAGGCTGCGCTGCTGCAGCTGATGCTCGATATCGCGAAAGCGGCTGGCACCAAACAGATCAAGGGGCGAGAGCTGTTCCACCATCTCGGAGGACAGTGTGATTTCAGTCGGGTTTTGCATGGTGTCAGTATCCTGTTACAGAGTCGGCGGCGCGCTGATCCGCCCTGGTGGCATTGCTATCGATGGTTTTTTTGCGGTCACGTTCCGGCATAACACCAAGGCACAGGTACTGTGTGGCGTCTGCTGGGTGGGAATACTGGTTCTTGTCTGGCTGGTCGGTGAACTTGGTGGCGCCTGACACGTTGAGTTGCTTGTACTGGTAGCCAGTCTCGAAGGCCTTGATGATGACCCGGCAGTGCGGACTGATGATGAGCGCAGGCTGCCCCTTACCGACAAGGCGAGAGAGCCACCACCTGACCCCCTCAAGGCGAGCCATCAAGTTGTTGGTGTGCGCAGGCTCTGCGTTCATCCCCTTGTTGCCAAGCACTTCGAAGCAGGTGGTTTCGTCTGCCTGACTGCGGCCTACACCTGCTGGATCTCCCCAGATAGTGAACTCCATGTTGGCGTAGCGGCTGGTCAGTAGCGGAGACAGCTGCTCATCAATGAAGCGCTCGATCCCCATTCCGGTGGCCACAACCTCATCCAAGATGCGCAACTGCCCGAAGGCGGTTACCTGGCCGATGATGGCGGCTGGGGTCAGGCCGAAGTCCATCCCGATGATGATGGGCAGCGACTTGATGGGGCCAAGCTTGTCCTTGGCGACATGCAGATCCCGATTGAAGTGGTCGATGAATACCGGCTTGCCGGTGGCCACAGTGGCGAACCGGTTGCAGATGCGCGACCGAACCCAGTTGAGCGTCTTGCCGCCGAGCTGATCGAACCAAGCATCAAACCCCTTTTTGTTGTTCTTCACGTTCTCAGCTTTGGGGTTGGCGACGAACCGGCGGCCCAGGTAGTCACGGAAATAGCCGGCATCAATCAGTGCCTGCAGGTCTGGCGACATCGGCGCACCGGGTGATACCTCGACCAAGGCCCCCGGCTGCTCGTAGAAACTCCAACCGACCGGCTTGAGCGGGTTGCCGTCATCATCCTGGCCATGCTCAAACTCATGCCACCAGTGGTCCTCATCCGGTGAGTTGGTATCCATGATGAGCCCGCACCACGTCGGGCCGCCGTCCTTGCCGGATGGGTAACGGGCCTGCACCGCCCGGGATGCCGCCTCGTTCACAATGTTCAGGTCGAGGAACTGAGCCTCGTTTATCCAGACGCCGGTCATCTCAAGTGACAGCATCTTGCGAATGTCCTTGGGCCGGTCCATCGACAGGAAGAAGAACTCCGCCTCAATGATGGTCTGGCCGTCCGGGTGCGGGATGCGCATAAAGCCCACAATCGGGGCATCGAACTTGATGGGGCACACCTCTTCCGGGATCCAGTCCTGGAAGGTCTTGATGACCGTGGCCTTGAGTTCGCCGTAAGTGTTCCGGATGCACACCCAGCGCGTCTTGCGCACGCCGTCAGCGTTGGGCTCCTGGTTGATGGACACATCCAGCATGAACATGACGCAGCCAACCGACTTGCCTGAGCCCACCGGACCTCGCACGGCGGCGATCATAGGGCGCTCACGGTGGATGGCCTCGAATGTCGGGCTTGGGGAATAGGTGATGGTTCTAATCTCCATCGCCACCGCCCTGATTCATAAAGCCCAGGTTCCACATAACCTGGACACCGCTGCTCTTGCCCTTGCGCAAGATCTCGTACTCGACCTTGGCCTTGGCGGTGAGCGCCCGGTCTTTCTCCATCAGCACGGTCTTGTGCTTGGTGCTCTCGACGATATAGGGGATCTCGACGATGGTTTTCTCGAGCTGCATGATGCGGCCAAGCACGCTGTCCATTGCGCTCGTAGTTCTGGTGTAGAGCTTGTAGAGGTCCATGCGCTGCTCTATGTCCAGCTCCCCCTCTGGCAACTCCAAATCCTTGGCGATGCGCCCCAGGGTAATGACGCCGTTCCGGAAGCCGCAACGCATGGCAAGCAGCTCGTCTGACAGATTGGCTCGCACCGCATCCTCAATCACCTCATCGGGAAAGAACTTGGCATACACGCCGTGCCGCTGGGCAGGCTGGGCCACTTTGCTGGTGCGAGGCTTGGGAGTTTTCTTGCGATGGTCGCGATCTGGGTTGAGCGCGTCATTCACCGTGCCAGCAGTACGACGCGGCGGCCGCTTCGCTGGCGGCTTCTTGTCTGATTTCTCGGTCATGGTTATCTGGTACAGCGCTCCAGTGCGTCGATGTAATCGAGCAGGCGAGCCGTGGACTCACCAGAAAGAGAAACCCCGCCATCAGCGGCGGGGTTCCATTCCAGATGTGGTGCGGGCGGCGGGCAGTTAGGGTTTGTGCTCGTCGTCGCGCACCCGGTCAGAAGCAGCGCCAAAGCGATCGGCAAAGCGCCCTTGCGGGTCATCGTGATTCGCATCGTGATCCTCCTGTATCTCCCTGGCCCGTTGCAGCCGGAGCGCCCGCATCAGCTCGTCAGCGAACAACTCCAGCAACTTGAGGATGGCGTTCACTGCCGTCGTGCCTTATCTGCCGGCAGGTTCAGTGCCACCTTGTCCAGGATCTTGGCGAGCCCAGCCAGGAAGGCTTGCACCTTGCCGATGATCTCATCGTCCCGAGTGGACGGGGTGATGGCTGCTATCTGGGCCAGCCCCTGCACAATCATCGACGCCGCACCGACGACGGCCAGCAGGATCAGCAGCCAATTCATCGCAATTTCGATAATGTTTTCCATTCCTACCTCACAGGTTACAAATCCGGCTCAGCCAGCCGTAGGCATTGGCCTCCTGCGACTCCTGACGCTCAGCCAGGGTGATGCAGTGGGCAATCCGAAGGGAGTTTACGGCCTCGGCCAGCAGCCGCTTGCCGCCAGCACCGCGAGCTTTGATGTAGCTCTCCAGAGCAGAAAGAGAACGGGGCCCGATGGCCCCGTCTACTTTCATATCTGGATAGAGTTTCTGTCGATCGTTCAGCACATTCAGCAAGCGCTGCAGATCTGTGGCCGCTCGACCAGGGCCTGAGTTGACCCCGTAATCAAACAGGTAAGTGGCCAGGTCGGCATCGAACACCTCGATAGTGGACAGGCGCAGCTGATTCCAAAAAGAGGTGTAAACCTTGATCGCTTCGCTCTTGGGATAGTCACGCATGCGGCCGGAGTAACCGAACTGGCGCGCAGTGGCCTGCGTCACACCCCAGCGAGTGGGGCCACCGCGGTCCTCTGCTCGGTCGGTGAACTTCTCCCCGCCCTCACGCTCAATAACCTCGTCAATAACTTGCAAACGGATGCTCATGAATTCCTCCCACCCATCCAGCCGGTCGCCCGACGTTCGTATAAATCCAGCGCCTTGGAGCCCATGTAGCCAGACATACCAGCCATGAAGCCACACAGCGGCAAGGGTGCAGAGAAGTACCAGCACAGCAGCATGGTCAGCATCCCGGCAAACCCGGACACCACAATCTGCAGCAGCGCTTCAAACCAACGAAACTGCCGCCCCTCCCGTTTGACTGTCTGTATGTAGGTCACAAGCCCTCCCCAAACACTCAACCCGCCGAATGCCAGATAGGCCAGCAGGCTGTAATTCTGCGGATCCTTCTCAGGCATCCTTCCCTCCCGTGCGGAAACGAAAAAGCCCGCACGAAGGCGGGCCAGATACAAAAAAGCCGGGCTCAATAAGAGTCCGGCTATGATGGGTAGATTTTGTGCCACACGTCAGCAAATAGCAAGCAATCGCAGATATTGGCTGGCGTCGGATTATTGACGGTTGGCGTTTTTGAGCATCAACCCCATACCAGTGTAAGCAGCTGACTTAACTACTGGGTGAGTGCTTTGCGCTCCACCCTCAAGCGCCTGAATGAGTCTATCCTCATCAATCATGCCGCTATCACCAATGGCGACCAGGGCTGCTGCTTTTATATCTGGGTGGGCATTGTTCACTCCAGCCAACAAGG